AGCCTGTGCTGCATTTGCCTTTGAAGTAGCGTCTGCTGATGCTGTTGATACTGCAGCGTTAGCCTTTGAAGTTGCATCCGCAGAGGCTGTTGCTTCTGCTGCAGCCTGTGCTGCATCTGCTTCTGCCTTAGCAAATGCTGTAGTTGCAATCTGAGTTGTATCAGTATTTGCTGCTGCAGTAGGTGCTGTTGGGACTCCAGTAAGTGCTGGAGAAGCAAGTGGTGCCTTTGTTGCAAGTGATGATGTAAGTGTTGTTGTGTAGTTAGCATCATTATTAATTGCATCTGCTAATTCATTTAATGTATTGAGAAGTGCTGGTGCACCGTCAACAAGATCGTCTACTGCGTCTGCAATTGCTGTGTTACGGTTTGCAACCTCTGTGTTAATTGCAGATGTAAGTGCTGATGCTGCTGTTGCTTCTGCTGCAGTCTGTGCAGCATTTGCCTTAGTAGTTGCATCAGTTGCTGCTGCTGAGATTGCTGCTGCTTGTGCAGCATTTGCCTTAGATGTTGCATCTGCAGAGGCTGTTGCTTCTGCACCTGACTTAGCGTTGTTAGCCTTAGTAGTAGCATCTGCTGCTGCTGCAGAGATTGCCTCTGACTTAGCAGTTGCTGATTTTGTAGTAGCGTCTGATGCTGCTGCAGAGATTGCTGCAGACTGTGCTGCTGCTGCAGCACCTGATACATCAAATACTCCTGATTTAATATTTAGTTCGCCAGCAGTAACTTCCATCTGTGTTGATTCAACGGAGGTAACAAGTGTAGTTCCTCCGACAATACCAACGATGTAATCTTCTGAAGCCTGATTCTCTGTAAGAATGTTGAAACCGTTGATTGTACCTGTTGTACCTTCAACGACAAGACCTTGTTTGATCTTGAAATTTTTATTTACTGTTGCCATTTTTTATATCTCCTTAAGCCTTTAAACCAATTCGTGCGTAACGAACTGTTATAGGTGTAATACCGCTTACTGGAGTGACTGATAAAGCCACGGTATTTCCAGTGCGGGAGACATTAATGGTGCCAATATTCCCATCATTGTCGATTGTTGCATATTCTGTAACATTTATGTTTATTCCATCAACAAGAATTGTTAATTCGGTTGAATAGTACTTGTTGGCTCCTGCAGTGGTTTTTGCTATTGAAATAATATACTTAACCATGCGCCACTCTGTAGCATCAAAGTTATCAACAACAGTTACGTTTTCAATTCCGTTGACTGTAACTTCGTTATTACCTGCAGAACCCAAATCTGTTGATTGAGCAGTTGCGGTATCGATTAGATCTACATAATTTTCTTGAGTAGGTCTGTCACCTGTCTGAAACAGGGATTTTACACTTGCGATTGATATCTTAGCCATGTGGTAATTGTAACATGCGTTTTAATGATATTTTTATAGAATGTAGTTGCTATAGCCAATAACTTGAAGCCCAATACCTGGGGTATTACCCAAACCAATAGCCTGTATCTGAATGGCTGTAAACTTAACTCTAAAAGGAAGTATCTCTGTGATCAAAGTGTTTCTTGTAAAGTCTTCTACCTGAATTAACGGATAGTCAATAGGAAAAATTTTTTTTGTTTTACCGTTAAGTTCATCAAGTATTAATGCTGTGGCCATTAATCTGTTACATCTTCAAGAATTTTTAGGCTACCCTGAGCAACCGTCCAAACTCTTGTTGGGTCTGACACTTGTATATCAAAGATGTCTCCTGTTTGAAGTTGTACTGATTGTGCTGCTGTAAGATAAACCGTAAACTCTCCAACCAAGTCATCTTCATCTGCAACTGGGTATAAGTTTAAAACTAATGTTGCAGCGTCTGTAATAATTCCAGGGGTTGAAGTAGGTCTCTTAATCTTCATAGCAATAGTCCATTGAGATCCAGCACCCTTTAAAATTAGCGGTACCTTTGCATCATCTGTTACATAAACCTTAAAGCCAGAAGTATCTCCACGGACAACAGTCCAAATTACAGTTGGAGGTGGGTTGCCTATATTGTATAGTGATTGAGATCCTCTTAGAGTTGCCATGATGTTATTATATCACGACAATCCGTCTTTGAGTGCTCCCCAAGTACCGTTGCCTTTTGTCTGAACAACAATTAATCCTTGTGTGCCCTGAACTGCAACAACTGCAACATATCTTGCTGGGCCAGTTAATGGTCTTCCTCCAACAAGTTCCCCACTTGAATTAATGTAAACTTTTGTTCCAGGTACACCAATTCCAGATGTGTTCATTTGCAAAACTCCAGATACTACGGCAACACCATCACTTAATGCAGCGACTCCTGTCTGTATCAAACCAAGTATTGGTGAATCTTGGTTATGATTACTTGCTGATGGGTTATATCTTTCTACAGTTGTTTTCATTTGTCCGCTATGTGAAACATTTCCTGTAATATAAACGGGAGTTCCAGCAGACAAAACAGAACTAGTATTATTTCTAACTGGTGAAGAAACACTAGTCATTCCTAGTGGTGGCAAAATATCATTTAAAGCATCAACAAGTACTTTAATGTCTCCGTGTACGTTCACGGGATCAGAAGCAAGTGGATACTTCATAGTAGGATAATTAGATGATACGCCTGTAGCCATAATCTTTATTATACACCTAGATTTGACTTTTGGATGAAAATTATGTTATACTTGGTAGTAACACCTACCAAGGTGTTATTGTTTTCTAAGGAGGAAACTATGATTAAATTTATCGAAAGAAACAAAGAGATCATTAGCACACTCAGTATCGTATTAGTTGTGACTGTATTTTCGAATGTCGCTAATGCTACCCCAGAACTAGATACTAAGAACAATCTTAGCCTTGAACAGGCTCAGACATCGGAAACCACCTCGAAAGAGGTTTTTTTGGTTTCTAAGGCAAAAAAGTTAGAGAGTTTTGAGAATAAGGTTTCTCTGACTGATTTAGAACTTAAGGAACTGTTATCACTAGTTGGCTTCAAGGGCAAAGACCTTGTTGTGGCTTGGGCAGTTGCTAAGAAAGAGTCTAATGGTCGCCCATTAGCATTCAATGGAAACCACAAGACTGGTGACTCGTCTTATGGAATGTTCCAAATTAATATGATTGATACACTTGGTCCTGATCGTAGAACCAAGTTTGATCTTGAATCAAATGCTGAACTATTCAATCCCGTCAAAAATGCAGAGATTGCATACTACATGACAAAGGGTGGAGACGATTGGTCTTCTTGGAAGGGTATTACCCCTAAGACCAGAATGTGGATGAATAAGTTTCCTAAATAATATGCTCTACCCATGTCCTTGGAGTTTTGTCTGTTACGAACTCCAAGGGCAGGTGGTAGGAAAAATCTTTAGCCCCTTGAGATTGAATCCAAGAACAAAGATCTACTAATCCAGACTCTAAAGATTTTTTTGTTTTATACCCTAAAACACTTCTTGCAAGATCTGCAGAACAGTTTGCATTTATAACTTCTTGTGGTCTTCCTGGCATATAAACAGGGTCTAAATCAAACTTAAGGATTGTGGCAATTTTTTTAGCAAGTTCGTTTATTGTTATAAACTCTTCATCTGGCCCTATATTAATAATCATTCCATCAGCAACATCGGTCTCACACACAAGCATTAGGGGGTCAACAACATCCTGCATAAACGAAAAACATCTCATTTGAGAACCATCTCCATAAATAATTGGCTGATTTCCTTGAAGCATTCTATTAATCATAATTGATGCAACATTTCGATAAGGATCATCATATTTTTGGCGGGGGCCAATGATGTTATGCGGGACGAGGATTGCATACTTCATTCCGTGTGTTTCACAAATATTTTTAATTAGCAACTCTGATGCATATTTAGCAATACCATATGGGTCTTGTGGTTTAGGAGTCATGTCTTCAGTAAAAGGCACAGTCTCTTGTGTACCATATCTAGCCATAGAAGACATATAAACAAACTTTTTTACATTGTGCTTGACTGATGCACTAAGAGCAACTGTTGTTATGTGAGAAGTATTTCTAGTTACTAGCGCAGGGGAAAACACAGACAATCCTTCATAGGCTGTGCAGGCTGTATGAACTACAAGATCAATACCTTCAAAATGTCCCTCAATTTCTTCAAAGTTTCCAAGATCTTTTTCATAAAACTTAACCCCAGTTGGAACATTTTTATAATACCCACCAATAAGATTATCGATACCAGTTACCGTATGACCACGACTTATGAATTCGTCTGCAAGATGGCTACCCATAAAGCCTGCTACCCCAGTTATTAAAACTTTCATGGCTTATAGACTACCAGAATTATACTATCTTGAGAAATAGAACTATTGTTCATATTGTAAACTTTAAATGTGTACCCTTGAAGAGTTTTTATAATTTCTAAGACATTTTCCATATCTGGAATGTCTTCCATAAAAAATTTACCTCCTGGCTTTAATTTTGAATAGTAGAGTCTAAAAGCATCTATTTGTTCCTTTGCATAATGCATTGAGTCATTTACAATATAATCAAAATAGTTATTTTCAAAATTGGTGTGCAGGTCTTCATATTTACCAAAGTGAAGTATGCCAGGAATTTGTTCTTCTGTATACTTTACATTGTCTATTCCGTGAATTTCTGAATTAACAAAAAAATCTTGCCAAAGTATTAAAGACCCTCCGTAGCAAACTCCTAATTCTAATATTTTTATATTTTCTATTTTGTCAAACTCTTCTTGATAAATTGGCAAATAGTTATGGACTGTGTCTTTATCACTTGGATAGTTTAAACTTTGAGAAATAATCTTTAAACTTTTCATAAATATTCCTTTGGTACAAATTTTTTAGTGTTTCCATTATAATAATGATGAACGATAAGCCTGCTTGTATCTTTGTACTCTGGCTCTTGATGAAGCATCACTTCATTTTCGTCAAAATGCTTTACTGGGTTGTTGTGGTTTTGGAAAAAATCCCAAACAGAATACTGAGTAGAAACCCAGCAAAGATCTCCATATTCTTGATCTGTAAGTTTTTCTTTATGTCTAGACAGTATATGGTTTACATAAAACTTCATATGGGATAGCATGTCTTTGTTAGCCAACTCTTTACTTAAAATAAACTGTCCATCATTCATCCCTGGCCAAACCTCAACTTTAGTCATCAAATCATTGCTGTTGTCTGGCTTTGCCCACATGTGTTTTGTTGATCCATGCTTTGCAAATAATACTTCAGGATCTCCGTGAAATACTGTATCTGTATCTAAATAAAGAATATTGTCTAAGCCATATGCGTGTATTGAATCAATTGCATTTTCCCATCTATGTTTTAGAAATTCTAGATATCCACGCTTAACCCAGTCTTCTGGCCATCCACCGTCATCTTCAACATCAAACTTTACAATGTTTACATTTTTATCAAACCCTAAATTAGATGTTTCTATATTTGATGGAGATATATATACGTAAACTGGAATATTAATATTGAATTTTCTTAAAGTGTCTATTGAATATCTTAGTTGTTTGTAGCAGTGTAAATTTTTAAGAATTCCTGATCTAAGATGAAATGAGTAAACTATTGCATTCTTCATGATGCCTCAAACATAAAAGATATTGCTGCTCTTGGATTTGAAGATTTTACCTCATGAACAACAGATCTTGGAACATATATAATATCTCCTGGATTTAGTATAAAAACATTACTTTTATTTTCATCAAATATGGTCCATGTTACTGACCCAACAAATTGACAATAGATAACATCTATTGGATCGCTATGTTTTCCAGTTGTTGGCTCCTTGTTTGTAAGACTGACGGCACCAAAGTAACCTGTGCATTTGCTTGAGCCTTTTATGCTAAGATGTAAGTTTTTTAGTTTTTCTAGTTTATTTTCAATTCCTGGAAAATTTTTACTATCTATGTTGTCTAATGTCATTGTTAGTTTTTGCCAGAAGTTTACCTTTCCAATTACCTCTTTAGATCCTTCTATTCTATTATTTGAATCATTTAAATCATAGGCATCGTTAATACAGTTAATAAAATTGTTCCAAGAATAGTCTTCGTTAAAGTATTTATTTATAACTATAACTTCGTTTAAACCTATGCTACTTTCTTCCATTTTGGGTTTTCCATGCATCTTCTGAAACCTTGCCTCTAATTACATCAATATAAGTTGGAGACTTAGTAAACCACCAATGCTCTGGCTCTACAAAATGAAAAAATATCATTGCAACATTATTTGTTTCTGGGTTTGGAAACTTTTCTCTCCAGTGCTTTTGATCATTTCCATAATAAGCAAGTGCTTGATTTGGAGATAGTGTGTAGTTCTTGTCTTCTACCCATAAGTCCCATGGTTCATTCTGGTAAACACATAAGTCTAGTGTATATGTACATGCATTATCATCTTTGTGCTTATACAAACTTGGTGCAGGATCTTGTCCTTCATAGTGTGCAAACAATGTATAAGATGGCAAAAGAGTTTTGCTTTTAAAACACTCTCTAGCAATAGGCAAAACCTTTTCGGTGTATTCTTGAAGTATTTCATGATTTACATAATATCTTCCAAAACCTTTGTCATAATTGTTTTTATCTTTTGGAGAATTAAACATAGTATTTTTTAAAAATAAAAAATCAGGTGTATCAAATAAATCCTTTATTACTTGTGGATCTTTCATCTTAGCCAACTTACAACTGCATATCTTTCACCTTCAAGAACTGGAGAAACTGAATGATTATAAACATATGTAGATGGAAAAAGTATCATCTGATTTGCCAAAGGCTTTATTGTTAAGTTAAATCTTGGGAAATTTATTTCTCCTCCTAAATAGTTGTCGTTTAAATAGTATAGCGTAGAGATCCTTCTGTGATAGGTTGGATTGTCATCAATATGGTTGCTAAAATGCTGATCTTTTCCATACTTTAATATTTGATACTTATCATGCCAAAATGTTTGTACCCCATAAGTATTTTTATAATCATTTTCTATCACAGAAAAACCATCGTCAAATATTCTAAACAAATTATTATAGAAAGACTCTTTTTTAGGATTTTGAAATCCAGTTTCTGATTTTTCAATTCCTATACTTTTTACATCTCTAATTTTTTTATCAAGCGATACACCTGAATCATTTTTTACATATGCATCTTGCCATTCTATGCTTGCCGACTCCATGCCTTCTTCAATATCTTTTACAAGTGTTTCAAAGTCTTCAATTACATCATCATAGATAACTATTCCTGGAGCAACTTCTTTTTTTTGCATATACCTATTCCTATCTGTTAGCAGTGATCTTCATATTCAGTTCCCGCTGGGAAATTTTGACATTCGCAAGCACATTCTCCAAAGCAACATAGAGTTACACCAGGTGCTGGAGTAGGTGTTGGAGTTGGGGTAGGTTCAGGAGTAGGGGTAACAGGTGTTGGTGTAACAGGTGCTACAGGAGTAGGAGTAACAGGTGCTACTGGGGTAGGTGCTACTGGGGTAGGTGCTACTGGGGTAGGTGCTACTGGGGTAGGTGTAACTGGGGTAGGTGTAACAGGTGCTGGTGCTGTATATACATAAATGGTTAGTCCAGTATTGCTTCCACAGGCTACAGAGGTTCCTGCTGATGGACTTTGAGATTTAACAGTTCCATTGTTTTGTGCAGTTGCACCTACCGATGTCTCAGTAGCAGATTCATAAAGAAGTCCTGCAGAGTTTATTGCACTTGCTGCTGCACTTTCTGACAAGCCTACTACGCTAGGCATTGTGCAGTTTACTGGTGGTGTTGGTGTTGGTGTTACAGGTGTAGGAGTAACTGGTGTTGGAGTTACTGGTGTTGGAGTTACTGGTGTTGGAGTTACTGGTGTTACAGGTGTTGGAGTAACTGGCGTAACTGGTGTTGGTGTACCACTGTACTGATAAATAGTTAATCCAGTGTTGCTATTACACAATACAGAAGTTCCTGCTGAAGGGTCTTGAGACTGAACGGTTTGATTATTTTCTGCAGTAGCCCCTACTGATGTATAAGTTGTAAATTCATAAAGAAGTCCTGCAGCATTAATTGCAGCACCTGCTGCAGATTGTGATTGACCTACGACGTTAGGCATTGTGCAGTATCCTGGTGGGGTTGGTGTTGGTGTTACAGGTGTAGGAGTAACTGGTGTTACAGGAGTAACTGGTGTTACAGGAGTAACTGGTGTAGGAGTTACTGGTGTAGGAGTAACAGGTGTTACGGGAGTAGGAGTAACTGGTGTTGGAGTAACAGGTGTTGGAGTAACAGGTGTTGGAGTAACAGGTGTTGGGGTTGGTGTAGAAGCACCTTCATAAATATCTCCGTATGCAACCCATGCATCTGTATCAATTTTTATCAAAACAGCATGACCATATCTTGTATCAATAAATAATTGAGAATTTTTGCTATTAATTGTAACTCCAGATGTTGGAACAAAAGTTGTAACTCCAGTTCCCATTTCAATTACTGTATATTTATAGCCTATTGGAATGCTTACAGCAGAATTTAGCGGAATAGTTAAATTCATTGAAGACGATGTAGATAGCAAAATAGTTTTATTAACATCGACGGGATCTAAAGTAAATCCAGATGTCTTAGTTATTACAGTATTATTATTTAGTAGTTGTGGCTCAAGGTCAAATTTGTTAGTTCCTGCATTCCAATCTAGACCAAGGCCCGCAAGGGCTGCCTGATCTACTTCTGATCCAAGGATTGCATCTGCTATTTCTGTATCAACATAACTCTTTGTTGTTAATTCAACCCATTGGCCAGAATGTGCAAAATAAATCTTTCCTGTATCATGTGCATGTGCTATTGCTCCATGAGCAGTGCTTGCTGCTGGGAATGAAGCCACATTTGCATAATAAAAAGAAATTCTACTACCTGTGTTATTTGGTGTGGTAATTGCAGTCGTAAAGTTTGCATTTGCAAGAGGTGCTTTTGTTGCATCTGTATCTACAAGATTCTGTAGGTGCTTTGCGATTGATGGATTAGGAAGAAGTCCAGTTATTGTGTTTGCTCCATCGTATGTATCAGATCCATAGTGATATAGTCTTAAGGCTGCCTGAATATCGGCTGCATCTGAAAGGCCAGGTATTTTAGTATTGAAAAGTCCAGCACCGTTAGGCGTATTGTCAATATTCTCTGCTGCCACTATAAATCACCCTTTTTCATTATACCACCGTAATAAATAGGTGGACACGCTTAAGACCAGTTATTGGTCCCCAGGTTGTTCCATCATATTCTACACCCTCTATTTCAAGTGGTAATGCTCTAATGCTTCCATTATCTACAACATTTTTTACTATAAGGTTTGTTGCCAAGACTCCTGCAGTATCTGGAGATGAAATTGAATATTGAATACTAAAACTTGCAGATGTAAGGTTTACATCGCTTGCAATTTCTGTTACATTAATTGGTGGTATTGTGATTGTTCCAATTCCATTGGCACCTGCAACAGCCGTAACATCTTTTACAGCAGAATAAAAATTTGTCTTTAAACTAAGCATTTCAGTCCACTGTGTTCCAGTTGTTGTCGCTATTCTTTGAAATACTGTTTTGTATGTATCTGAATATGGGTTATAGTCAATTGCAATATCTAGCGCTTCAATTCCTTCTGGCATATTCATCAAACCAGCATGAACACTAGCGTCTTGTGGATTACCGTCTGATGCCAAGATAATGCTTCCACGATCACCTTGTGGTCCTATATCTAAATCAAGACTAATTTTTTCTGGTCCACCAAATACGGTTAAGTCTTCATTTGATACTAAGATATCTGCCATTTTTAAGCCCCTGTCGCAGGGAACACAGCAGTAATTACTCCTGATTTAAGAGGGTTGGCTGAAGATGTTGCGCCTTGTACTTGGAAGAAGTTTGCTGTAATTGAATTTTTATTATATCCATAAAGATCTAGAGTAATTGTTGCTGTATAAGCAGTTGACGCTGCAAACTTTCCATCAGTTGTCAAATTACCAGACCATGCAACAGTTCCTTTATATCCATTTAGTGCCGTAAAGGCTGCAATAGGGGTATTCCCCTTAACTGGAACAGTAATTCCACCAACAGATGCAAATGGTTCTGAATAAAGTGTTGTAGATGTAGAACCTGTAACTTGATCTGTAACCGTAATCTTTCCAGTAAGCAAAGTTTGAATAATGTCATATTGCCCACTACCTGCTGCTCCAGAAGGCTTTCTTACCTCAACGTCATAAACGTATTCTGTTCCAGCAAGCATCTTGACTCCCTCTTCTGGCCTTATAGCACACTGAACATACGTATCGTCATCTGATACTCTAGCAAAACATCTAAGAGGCATGTCTGTAGCAATACCAGAAGATCCACGAACATTGGAGATTGTAAATTGAGCACTATCATATGGTGCATATGAATCATTTACGTCATCTGGATTATTTGCAAAGTTTGAATCTATGTCAAATGTGCTTAAATCAAAAACCGTTCCATCGTTCTTTTTCGGGTAGATACGAAACTCAAAGGTATCACCCTTATAGTAATTAAAGTCATAGATTGCTGGAAATGCCATGGTTTTATTATACCACGCTGACGTATACAGAATTGAAGATTACTGATGCATCAAAGTCTGTTCTAATCTGTGGGACTGCTCCATTACCCCACATTGCTTGGTCTTCAATAAATATATTCTGGGTAACTGAAAGGCTATAGGTATTTTGATACTTAAGAGAACCTACAAACTGAACAAACTCCTGATCATTGCTTGCAAAATAAGTTCTTAGCCAAATCTCTGTGTTTGAGGTATATGTTGTTAGTTCAAAGTTATATGTTACGGATACTTGGGAACCTTCTTTTATACCGTGAAAGTTTAGGGCTCTCTGGTGGCTATTCCAAAGACTGGTACAACCTTTTGGAAGGTAGGTTTCATTTTGGGTTTTATCTTTTGTGTCCAAGATAAGAGTTACCCATCCATCATCTCCTTCTGAGATTCCAAGTTTTGTTGGTTTGTCAATAGTGTTTGTATATGAAGCCCAGCCTGGCTGTTGTCCTGAAGCAGAAACAGAACTTTTACCATCTTTGCCAGTTGGCCCTGCGGGTCCTTGTGGTCCCATTTTTCCTTCTGGTCCCTGAGATCCATTTTTACCTGCTGGGCCTGGAGGTCCTTCTGGTCCAGGTACTGGAACAAAAGAAAGTGAATTATCTTGGTATGGAGAGGTCTGGCTTTGTTCTACTTGTGCAGCGTAGGAAGATTTTTTTGCACCTGGAAAGTCCATAGATTTAGAAGTAGCCATGGATACATTATCTCACAAGTTTTAAAGTATTGGGTATGTCTATATTGTTACTAATTAAGTTTCTATAGAAAGCGCACCAGTTTTTGCTAAGAATAAACCGTATTCAGTTCCATTAAAAGTTGCTGCTGGGTAAGTAGCCGCAAGTCCAGATTGAGTGCTATTCCACTCAGAAGCAGTGTATGACAATGTCCAAATTTCTTTACCTGTTCCACCAATTTCTACGTTTGGAGTTGGAAAACCTAATTCCATATAAAAACTTAAATTCATTTCAGAAGACTGAAAATGTTTGAATGTCCACATTTGAGGAATCCCTATAGATATAGCGTAATTCATATATGCATCTACTTGTGGAGTTCTTGCAATTGCAATTGTATCTCCGTATGCACCATAATTAAAATGTTCGTAAGGTACCAAGTAATTTCCTGCACCACTAGAAGCCGTTAATGGTAGAAATGCTGGAAGACCTGCAACTACAAGGCCATTTGTGTAAAGTGTCCAAGATGCAGTTCCTGGTGGATACCCTGGATTACCTGGGTTACTAGATCTTATAAATAATTGTCCTGGGCTTCCATAAGGGCTTCCAACTGGAATACTTACAATTTCGCCAATTGCATATGAGACACCGTTGTTATATTCGCCTAAGTAGTTTGGGTATTGACCGTCTGCACCATCTGCACCATTTGTACCATTTGTACCATTTGTACCATTTGTACCTGGCGCACCTGGAGTTCCACTTCCGCTACCACCTGTTGTAGTAAAACGTGCCATTATTATTCAAGACCTGTCTTAAGAACTGCAACTGCTGAACCATTAACATTTGTTATTGCATATAGAGCATTTGTTCCAGGTAGTTCAACAGAAAATGCTGATTCTGGAGCAATACGATATCCGTAATCAGATGCTGTTACTCCTTCTCCGCCAATATATACATATGCTGATGCGTGAATATTTTGAATTGTAATATCCATTCCAGAATGCATTCCGTTTGGAGTTAATCGGGTAGCAGTTGTGCTATTAAGGGTTACGAGGGCATGTAGTGTCATACTTAGATTGTACCACCTATTTTACTTTAAAGGTTTTGTTTTTAATTCTAATTACTGAAGGCAACTCAGGTCTTGGAGTTGTAACTTTTACTATAGCCATTATAGACTACCTGTAATATCCCCAAGGACTGATATAGTTCCAATCAAAGGTGTCCAAATTGTTTCTCCGTCAATAGTTACTTGAAGGTCAAAAGTTAATTCTGTTACAACTGATTTATAACCAGTACCCCAAAATTCAGTAATAGAGGCTGGAGCCATAATATCTACATATCCACTTCCAGCCGTAACTTCCAGGGTATCAAGAAAATCAGACTGAGGATCATAAGTAGTAGCCTCAAAGGTCCAATCAGAGGTATCAAAATATGTTACTTCGTCATCTTGTAAAAATTCAACACGAAGTGGTGAGGTGTCTCCTCTAACAATTTGCCATTTAATTCTGGCTGGATCTGCTCCAAAAACCTCTGGTCCATGCATAGTCATAATGTGATTATACCACAAAAAAGACTAATACCTTGATTGGTGGGTATAGGACAAACCAAGGTATTAGCCAGTAATAAAATTATACCATAATAGGCAAAACGGACATAACATTTAAAGTTATAAGATTGTTATAATAGACAATGTCCAATTTGTTACCATAAGTCTATTTTGACCATGTATGCGATAGTGTATACTAAATATATATAAGAGAAAAGAACTATCTTTATAGTTTTAAAAACTATCTTTATATATAGTATATAGCAAATTATTTATCATTAGAAGCAATGTGCTTAATTAGAATTTGATACATTTGGTCAAGTTTCTTTTCTTGTCTATCTCTGGATCTTTCTGAATCTATTCTCTGATCCTCAAGAGCACTTTCTAATCTATTAATTTGATCTTTTACCGAAGATCCGCCATTGGTTTTAAGTTCGCTGAGATAATGCTTAACCATCCACTTGATTCCAAGACCGATTGATGATACAATTGTAAGAATGGCTACTAATAATGAAGCCCAGTCTTGTATTGTCATAATAACATTATTATAAGGGGTATATTCAACAAATGAAAACAGAGATACTTAATACACTGGAGTATTCTAAGAATCTTATTATATCCCCTGACATGGATGGGTTCATGACTGCAAAATTATTGGAGCGTTTTAACGGTTCGCAAATAGTAGGTTCTTACGACAAAAATATTTTATGTCTCGCCGATGATATAGATCCGTCGGAATGTTTGTTCGTCGACTGCGATATGAATCGACAAGAGTTTGTATCTCTCGGCAATCATATGCGACTCTTAGAAGATAATATGTCCGTCGAGTCGTTTAATCCGAATGTGCACTTCGGCGTTTCGACATATAGCGACAAGTTTCCTTTCGCAACCGCCTTTTTGATAAGTTTCGCAACAGAGGTTCAAACCTCACCTGCAGACCTTATACGCATGGCATTTGCTGATTCAACATTACGCAATATGGAAAAATACAGCAACAACATGCGAAACTGGTCTGATAGGATGGATCATCCTGCAGTTCGTTACATAATAGACAATTCGGACATTGCAAGAAAAGATGATGCACAAGCAAGGTTTGATTATGTTGATCAATCATTTACATCAAAACGTTATGGCAAGACACGTTACATAGATACCCTTAATACAGCCCTAGAAGCGCAGGGGATGAAGTTTAAACCACTTACCAAGGGTAAGAAGTACATATGCGACAAAGTTGGCATAGAAACCCTTATAAGGTATAATAGAGATATCATATCTTATGCAGAGATATTTACAGGGGAGTACTCTGTAACCTACGATCAAGAAAAGGAATGGGAATGACAAAAGAAGATATTATTGACCTAATGCTAGAGAGCATTAATTCAGATAACAGAGATATATGTAGAAACTCTGGAATGAGCGATGAAGAAGCAAACACTCAAATAGATCAGAGCCAGCCAGCACTAATCTTTATGGTTTCGAACATATACCAGAAGTTAAAGGAAAGTGGAGTAATTGCCTAAGTTTTATTACAAGCCAATTTTGGAAAAAGTTCAAGAACTATATTTACAAAATGCTAAAAAGGAATATATTCCTGGGTTTGATATTGAGTCAAATGTAAGACTTGTTATTGAGGCAGATACTGAGGAATTGGCTGATCTTTCTAGATATGGGTTTGTTGATATACGTATGTGGGAATTGGCCAGTGAAGGTTAACCTTCTGTCCGCCGTATCCTAATATGAATCACAAAGACAAAGACTGGCTTGAACGTCAGTATGTGGATCAGGAAAAATCTATTGACACTCTTGCACAAATGTGTAATGTTGATAGAAAAGTTATTATAGATGCTTTAAACGATTTTAGGATATACCGAAAATATGATCATACTAAACACCCTAAGCGTTGGTAATTAAAACTTACTTGCAAGAACAGTTGCTGCAGTAGGTTTCTGAAAATATTTTTACAGCCAGGTTAGGCTCTTCTGGTCTTCCCATGTCTTCCCAAAATTTTTCTCTACCCATGTTATCTATTTCTTTCATAGGCTTTGATTCTAATTCAGGCTCATCATTCATATCCCAGGCATTTTCTAGATTATCCAATATTCCCATTTATTTTTTATCTCCTGTCATGTGCTTGTTGTACTCTAACTCTAGAGCATAATATCTATTATACAGTTTATTTATGTTTGACCGTAGAATATACACGTCTTCTGAATAATTTTTTAATAAAATATCTTCAATTTCATTTTTTACTGCATTTGTCTTTCTTGGAAGATTTCCTATTTCTGGTTCATAGATTGTATCTATTAGGAAGGCTGCTCTTTCGGAAATTTCTTTGTAGGTTACTTGTTTTACATTTTCTATACTAGGATATGTATATGCTATTACGCTTATAACCTTATTGTGATCTTTTGTAAACTCCTGAAAGGGTGCTATAAAAAATTTAGGATTGTCTAAAAGATATTGAGTGTACTCTTTATATCTACCTACTATGGTTTCTAAAAGTGTGCTTTCCATATCGTGTGATCCATGTAACTTATTGTTATACATATAGTCTCTGTATATTTTTGAAGATGCAATTGAAGGAAGAGCATCTCTTAGAGCAACTATGAATGGATATTCTTCATCATACTCTTCTAACGTGCTTAGCATGTGGTTTGTCTTTCTAACAACATCTATTCCAGTTGACATGGATATGGCAAAAGCAAAAAATGTACTACCGCTTCTTTCTAAAGAATCTAAGTATATTTTCATATTATGTCAATTGTATCACAGCAAAATCTGAAAAATTTTGTAAAACCTAAATAGCCTAAAATCTGAATATTTTGTCCAGATGTATGATACGTACTATAAATAAAATACAGGCAAAAAAATAGTGCGCCCATTAGCACACTATCTCTTGCACTGGTACCTGCTTAAACTCTTAACACTTGCAAGGGTCTATGCGGGTCTCATTGTCAGAGAAAATGATGATACCTGTGTCTCCACATGTCTCGCATGTGTGTGCATACATTCCGTTCATTGTGATACCTTTCGCATGTGGGCTACTACATTGACAGAAACCTTTTGTAGGTCTGCTACTACCTTATTCATTTCATCTGCTGAGTTAGCAGTAAGTCCTGCGCCTAGTAATTGTGCGCCGTCCCATAGTGAGTATGTGATTGTCATCTTAGAAACCATACCACTTCTTGCGAATTGCTTCGACAGTAGCGATTTGTGCTTCATCAGCAGAACGATAAGCCTCTACGCTCTCTCGTATCCATGGGGATTTAGCAATAGCCTTTTCATGGGCTTCATGGCGAGCAACTGTCTGCTCTGCTAGTATTCTGTTTAGTGTATTCATTGTGAACACCTTTCGTTTTTAACTGTTAGCGATTTGCTAACCTTTTTGCTGACCTAGGTTATTTGCCTACTTAGTAGGGCTCACTAGGATTTGTGTTACTATTTAATTTTTCTTATACTAGAAGTATAACACCTACCACTGACATTTTTACCCCTTTTGGGGGGTGTGTCTATGTGATTTGTACCACACTTACTTAGCCTGTTATTTAATTGTATAGGAGTATCCTATCACATACCCTGCGAAAAGTCAAGGCGACACGCCGTATAGGGGATGTGATGTGCGACACATTGACCGCTCCCTGTGGATAACTATGTGGATAACCTATGTGACCCTTATCACAAAAATACTTTGCAGACACGCCCGAGAAACAGGCTTATTTGTCAGTCCCCCCTGCTACACTTACAGTATAAAGAAAAACAAGGGTAAAGAAATCCCTTAAAGAAAGGTGGTCTCAAATGACTACATTAGATAAAACAACAGTATGCGTAGAGCATAACCCTTACTTCTCGGCTATCTCGGAGGTTAATGATTTCCAATACACCTTCTGCCAAGATTGTGAGCAGAACATAGATAGGTTCTGGTTAGACTTTGGAATGGAACGACTACCTATGTGGTCAGATTGGAGTGTCACTAAATGACAAATAGAATTTTTGAGCCTATGGCTACAATACATAACTACCCAATAGGGTTAATGAATGTATGTGTGTGTGGACAAGTAGTCCTTGCACCTAAAACAAGACATGAGAATTGTGAGAATAAATAATGAGTACCTATGTAACTGTTACCTCTGTATGTGGTAAGTCCTCTACATCTATTGACATGTATGACTTAGAGTTAAATAACAATGTCGTGTGTTGCGATAATTGTAAATCTATTCTCATGTGTCGTAGTGCATGGGACTACCTATACAAGGGAGTTAAGTAATGACAACACTTCAAGATAAGTTAGATGCAGTAGCCCTAGTACTAGAGCCAGTACTATGGGAACTACTAGATGAAATTGAGGAAAAATAAATTGTTAGTTGTATGTATTGCAATGATGGTATTTGGTTTTCTTTATTCGCTTTAATTAAATAGATCCCGTTGAAAAATGGGACCGCCCCCCTGTGACGGACATCACATGCGACACGCCGTGTTAAGACTTGACTTTTTGACATTTCTTTGCTATACTTCTAGTATAACAATTAAATAATGACTAATTAAGCAATGAGCCTTAGCAAATAAATGTGACCTAAATCACAGCGAGCCTAAGCAAATAAGTGCCCAATTTGTCAGCCCCCTAAGATAAGATAGTCTTATCAACTTAACGAAAGGATGACATCCATGTCATACACTGTAACACTAGAAACCTTTTCAGGTTCTACAAAAAAAATCAACCTAGCCTCTAAGGGTGCAGTTGCTCAATTCATCTCAACCTACCCAACACAATTACCTGTTGGCGTATCTGTTAAAGTATCATGTGACGCACTAGGCGTTACAGGTACACTACGAGGAAGCCGAGGTCTATAAATGACTAAAATAGAACACTCTCTAAAATTCGTAACTGAATTTGATGAAACTCATCCAGTAGCACTACAAGCACTTTCTATGCCTCATTCAGTTTTAGTAGAAATGCTTGAAGGAATGCTAAAAGAATTGTTAGTGCCTGCAATTGCTTCAACACTTGAAGAAATAAATGCACGAGGCTCTTACGCAATTCTTAAAGTGGCAGAATAATGATGACACGAAAAGACTACATTGAAACTGCAAAAATTCTAAATCAGTTTTCAGATACTATGGACTCACATTCATTCACTGATTTAGTTTTTGAATTTAGTGAATGGTTTAGTGCAGACAATCCAAGATTTAATGAAGACAAATTCTATGACGCTTGCGTTAAAGAAACTTTATTATCATAATGAAGAAACTAATAGCCCTTATACTAATCTCTTTACTTATTCCTATTCCGTCTGCTAGTGCAGACAATGATATTCCTAGTACTTTTGTA